ATAACATATAAGGTAATCCTGTTTCACATTGTGATTCCAATATTTTTCTATATAATTCTTGAGAACTAACTTGTTTAATATATTTACCTTCTTCAACATATTTATTATATAATTCTTCAAATTTATTACCATAACAATCACTTAGACCAGGAGAACTGTCTGGAGACATCAAATACCAGTTTTTTTCACCAGGTTTTTCTGTTTGAACTTTTTTCATAAATAAGTCTGGAATCCATAAACCTAAAAATAAATCTCTTGTTCTATCTAATTCATTTCCAGTAATTCTTCTTAAATCAACAAATGAAAAAATATCACTATGCCAAGGCTCTAAATATACAGCAACTGCCCCATTACGTTTTCCAGATTGATTTACATATCTCGCCATACTCTCAATCATTTTACATAACGGAATAATTCCATCACTTTTTCCATTATTACTTTTGATTTTTGAACCTTTGCCTCTCACATCACTTAAATTAATTCCAATTCCACCTGCCCATTTACTAATACTCATCATATCAGTAATACTTTTTCCAATTTCTTCAATACTATCTCCACATTGTAATAAATAACAAGATGATAATTGAGGATATTTAGTTCCAGAATTAAATAATGTTGGAGTGGCATGAGTATAATATAAATTTGATAAGTAATAATAAGATTCTTTAATTTTATCATTATCTAAATTATTAAAATTAACTTGAATTGCTTCTCTTATAAACATATGTTGAGGTGTTTCAATAATAATTCCATCTTTTGATTTTAATAAATAGGAACTTAATAAAGTTTTTAATCCAAAGAAATTAATTAAATAATCATTATTAAAATTCAATATTTCATTAATGAAATTAATATTATTTTTACAATAATCAATATATTTTTCAGATAAAGTATTAGTTTCAATTAAATAATTTAATGTTTTTTCATAATTTTCCAAATCAATATTTAAATATAATTTTTTCAAAATATAAATTACAGATATTTTATCAAAATTTGGTTCTCTACCAACATATGAAATGCATTTTAATGCAAAATATTCATATATTTCCTCAATATTCATATTTTCAACTAAACCATCTTTAATATCATCAATTATTTCATTAATATTTATATCATCATTTTTAATATTTGTTGTGATAAAATCATTCAATTCTTCAATCATAATTTCAAACATATTAATATTATATAATAATTTATATATTATAATTCAATTTTTTTTAATATAAATTAAATAAAAATTGAAAAATATAGTATAATTAAAAATTAAAATATTTATTACTTATATTAAAATATGACTGATAATTACCAGGACATTCGACTTAATAAAACTAATATTTTAACCGATAAAAGTAATGAAAAGTTCTCAATTTCGGAAATAAAATATCCTGAAATACAAAATATGTATAAAACACAACAATCTTGCTATTGGAAAATGGAAGAAATAGATTTTTCAAAAGATTATGATGATTTTATAACTCTTAATAAAGACCAACAAAAAATTATTAAAATGGTATTAGCTTTCTTTGCTAATCTTGATGGTATTGTTAATTTAAATATAAGTGAAAGATTATTAAATAAAATTACAATAAGAGAAGCTATTGTGGCATATCAATGGCAACAAATGATGGAAAATATTCATAATGAATGTTATGCTGAAATGATTAATAATATAATAAAGGATAATGATGAAAGAAAATATTTGTTTAATTCAATTGAAACAATACCATGTATTAAAAAAATGGCTGATTGGGGATTAAAATTTATTAATGATGAAGATTCTACATTAGAAGAATGTATTGTTGCTTTTGCTTGTGTTGAAGGAATAATGTTTAGTGGAATGTTTGCAGTTATATTTTGGGTTAAAAACTTTTTATCAAATGAAAAAATTTGTATGCCTGGTTTAGTATCAAGTAATTCTTTAATTTCAAGAGATGAAGGACAACATACTGATTTTGCGTGTTTATTATATGATATTTCAACTGTTAAATTAGAAAAAAATAGAATTAAAGAAATTGTTAATGAATGTGTTGAAATTACAAAAGAATTCACAAATAATACAATTGATAATAAATTAATTGGTTTAAATGCCGAATTAATGAATAAATATATTGAATATGTCGGTGATAATCTTTTAGTAAGTTTAGGAAATGATAAATTATACAAATCAAAAAATCCATTTAATTGGATGGATAGTATTGGTATTACATCAAAAACCAATTTTCATGAAGTTAGACCAACCGAATATCAAAGTGCTTATAGCAAAGATTTAAAAAATACAACTATTAATTTTTACACCGATGATGATTTTTAATTAAGTTTAAATTTTTTTATATATTTATAATTAATCTTTATATGGTTAAAAGCAAAAATAAAAAAAATAAAAATATAATTAAAAATGTTGTTAATGACATTATAGATAATATTGATAATCTAGTTATAAATGAAAATAATGAAATTAATAGTAATAAAAATAATGAAACTGATAGTAATAAAAATAATGAAACTGATAGTAATAAAAATAATGAAACTGATAGTAATAAAAATAATGAAACTGATAGTAATGATAATGAAAAGTTCAATACAATTGAAGATATGTTAAGAAAAGAAATAGGTAGAAAAGAAACAATAATAAATAATTTGAATTTAGAGATTGAAAATTTATCATTGGATATATTAAGAAGGGATATTATGTTAAAAGATAATGAATGTAAAATGAAAGAGTTAGATGATAAATTAAAAAAAAGTAATATGTTATTATTATTAAATAAATTAAAAAATGAAACAAATAGTAATGATGATGAAGAAAATATTAATAAACAAAAATCAAATAATAATGAAGAAGATAAATTAGAAGATAATAATAGAATAGATATTATTAATAATAGTAAAACAAAAACTGAATTAGAAATAGAAACAGAAAAAAAGAACAAAATTATCAGAGCCAGGAGAAGAGTCACACATTATTAATTTTATTTTTTATTTTTTTTGATAAATTCAAATTGTAATTTATCAAATTTTGGTGTATTATCAACTAATATTTTTAACAATTGTTTATAACTTGGCATTTGTTTTAAATTTAGAGAATATAAATATTTAATCCATTTATGTAAAAAAGTATAATTTCCACATAATTGTTCAAGGGGATAATGAAATTTAACTTCTGCGATTGTGTTATTAATTTTAGTAGTTCCATTAATAAAATTTTCGTGAAATCTACATCTACATTTAGAATGTTTGTGTTTTTGTCTATTAAATGCTTCATCATCTTTTAAATGACCAGACCAAGGTAAAGATTTCCCAGTGAAAATATTAACAAGCATATAACACATACTAATTAAATCATCAATAATTGTAGGTGAATTATATTCATGAATATTTAAACTAATATATCTAAGTGTTCCCATAATACCAGAATATTTTTCAGGTTTAACAAAATTAATACTTTTATTATTGTATGTATAATATTCTTTTGATAAACCTAAATCAATCAACATTAATTTTAATTTATTGGGTTCTACATTAGAAATTTTATTATTCAAAACCAAATTTGCTAATTTCATATCTCTATGCATTATTCCACATCTATGTAATGAAGCCATTAAATATAATAATTTATACGCAATATAATATTTACATCTTTCAGTTAAATTATAATTTTTAACAATATCTTCCATGTTATCGCCACATAAATCCATAGTTAAAAAATCATAATCTTCACAACTATAAAATGAATATGGTTGTGGAACAATATTATCATTTTTAAGTAAATTAATTGATATTGCTTCTGGTATTGAGAGCATATTATTTTGTTTTAAATATTCAAATATTTTTATATAGTTCTTATCTTTATCATTATCTTTTATAATTTCTTTTTCACTTTTATTTAAATAATTTTTAATATTAAAAATTTTGCTATAAAATTTAAATTCTTTATATAATGTTTTATTTTCTTTTTTTTCACACTTAATAGCTACAACTTTATTATTATTATTTTTACAGATGTAAACTGAACCAAATGATCCGCATCCAATATGATTTAAAAAATTTATTTCTTTTGACAAATCTTCGTTTTGAAACATATTATAATATTATTTTAAGAATTATATAATTAAATATTTTTATAACTTTATTTTATAATAAATATGTCAAATAATTTACTATCAAAAAGAATTGATAATTATTTTGAAAAATTAGTAAAACAAAATAATACATTGAAATCTGGAGGTGGAATATACGAAAGTTTTATTAAACCAAATGCTCTAATGATTTTTTTATTAATTATAATCATTACAATAATTATATGTTATTGTTATCATAATGCTAATAATTTAAATAAAAAAGTTAAATTACAAGAAGAAGAAAAAGAATTTATAAATCATATAGATAAAGATGAACTTGTTAGTATAATAGATGAATTAAGTTCAGTTAATGAAAAACAAAAAATAATGCAAGATGAAATTGATTATAAAATGAATTATTTAAATCAAATGCAAATGGAAAAAAATAATATAATTATGGAAAATAATGAAAAAGATAAATTTGTTTCTAATTACAAGTCATTAGGTAATTATCAAGAAATAAATAATAGAGATAAAATTTTAACAAAAGTTGATGATATTAATGTTGAAGCTCCATATGTATAAAAAATATAATGTAATATTATAAATGAAAGTAAATATTGTTTTTGTCAGTTTAATTGTAATAATTGGAATGTTTATTTTAAATATAAAAAGTCCTAAAACTGAAATAATTATTAAAAAAAGTATAAATTAAAAAATTAAATATTATAATTATAATGAATAATGAAAAATTTTATGAAATTTTTATAAGCACAATTATTGGTTTATCTATAGTTTGGTTTATTTGGTTTTTTATAAAACAAAATGACTATAATTTATATTTAGAATAATAAAATATATAATATTTATATATAAAACAATGAATCTAACTTACATTTTAATAGTTATTGCTTTTATTGTAGTATTATATTACATTAAACAAAATAAAACTGAAACTTTTATGCCCGTCAGAGGTAATATTCAACAAGAAATAAATGAAGCTAATGATGAGTTAAATGAATATTATTCCAAAGAAAATGAAATCACCAATGATATTATTATGAAACAAGATAATAATCAACAAGATGTTAAAAATAGTCTTGATTTTCAATTAATTGGAAAAAATAATTTGTTAAATGTTGATAATATTGATTATGATAAATTTAGAAAATTATACGCTCATCAAATTGATTGTCCTTGTTATGGAGATAAATTAATTGGATTTGATAATTGTGAAAATAATTTAGATGTTTTTAAAGTTTCTAATGAAGCAATTAAACAACATGACAATAAAGATTGTGTCACTTGCAATTTTTTAACTGAAACCAATGCTACATTAACCCCAGAACAAATGGAACAAGATTCTCAAGCAGTTGTTAAAAATAAATTAATTAATAGTAATATTGAAAATTTTGCGGATTATAGAAAAATTTCCAATCAAGATTCAAATGTTGGTGTAAATGCGGTTGATAGAATTAATGAATGTAGAACCGGTGGAACATGTGATTTAAATAAATTTGGAACAACTATTTGGCAAGCATATGATAATTTAATGTCTGATGGATATTCCAAATATCAAACAACAACAAATCCTCAATTATTAACTGGTGTTAATAATCAAATTTTAAAAAATGATTATCAACAAATTTAATTATAAAAATATAATTAAATATCATAATTGTTAAATTATAAATTATCAAAAAATAAATAATAATATTTCCATTGTAGGTTATAATATAAGATTATATGATACTAAAACATATTACAATAAATTAAATAAACTCAAGTTTTAAAGATTTATAATTTTTATCAAATACAAAATCTAAAATTAAATCAGTATGATATGATGAATAATTCATATTTAATTTATTTTTAAAAATAATACATATAATTATTAATATATTAATTTTCCAATTCATTGAAGGATAAAATTTAACCACATAATTTTTGGGAATTTTTAAAAATTCTTTATATGTTTTAAATGGCTTAATTAAATAATGTCTAATATTATAATTTAATAATTCTTCTCCATCTTCATATATAATTTTTCTTTCATTAATATATTTTTTTAAATATACTCTTTCTTCATTTACTAATTTAATTAAATCTTTTATTTTTCTTAAACAAAAATCATTACAATAACAATCATTAAAGTGATAACAATAATCACAATAAAAATTGTCAAAAGTATTACAATAACAAAATGGTCGATCATGCGATTTCTTTGGAACACATTTACCATTACAATATCCTTCCAAATCAGTTTTTTTATTAAATACTATTGTTTTATTTTCATTGTCAATATTATTATCATATTTTATATTCCTTTCTTTTTTAATTGATAAATATAGTTTCTTTTTGTCTTTTTTATTTTTCATCTTTATTTATACATAAATATATCTATTTTCAATTTTTAATAATAAATAAAAAAATCAAATTAATGTGATAAACTTTAAAAAAACTAATTTTTGAAGATTTATCATTGAATAATAGATTTGAATTATTTATTGGATTTATTTTTTAAATTTAGTTGTAAAACCAAAATTGTCATAAGGTATAATTATTCTTTTTGTAACATTTTTAAATCTATAATAAACATTTAAATTAAAAATCATAATAATTATTTGTTATAAAAATTGAAATATATTAATTTTAGATAATTATTAGAATGTTTGGATATATTTTTACTCCAAAAGGTTATTATTATATTAAAATTATTGATGAAAAAAATGATTATTTTATTGGTTATTCAATAAAAGATAAAAAAAAATATATTTTTAAAAAAGAATATTTCATTGAAGAATTATAATTTTTATAAAGGACATAATTTAGTTATATTATAATTAATATTAATATTTTCATAATTTTCATTACTTTCTTTTATTATACAAGTAACAAATATATAAAATAATTCATTACTTGTAATAGTTTTATAATCTAAAGCAATCACCAAAAGAAACCATACTTCATAAATTATAATACACATCATTAAAACAAAATTTTCAAATAACATTTTAGGTAATCTAATTTTATATCTCAAAAAACATAAACTTAAAAAACCAATAAATATTGTTGAAATAACTATTGACACATTATATGATTTTTTTTCTAATTCATCATTATAATTGTCTCTTCTTTCCATACCCTTATGATATTCATTTTCTAAACCATAAATATATTCTTCAAATTCAGGATCATTTAATTGATAATCAGTATAAAAATCAAAATAATCTATTAAATTATGTTTAATCTCTTTGTCTGAAACCATTTCTAAATATTCATTTATTTTTTCCATAAAAATTTCTTGTTCTATTTTTGATATATACTTAAAAAATAATAATGTTTCAAATATAGATAATAAAATTATATGTAATAATATTTGAAAAATAAAATTTACATAATAATTATCCTTTTTATTTCTTAAATATTCTAACAAATTAAAATTATTTTCTTTTTTTATTTTAATATTATTTATTTCTAAATTATTTTCAATATCATTGTCTATTTTATATTCATTATTAAATTCAATATTTTCATCATAATCTAAAATTATATTATCATTTAATATTGAATATGTTTCTGAATGTATAACAGTTGATGTTTCTATATCACTTTTATTATTGTATAATTTATTTAATTCAATAAGATTTTCACTACTTAAAACTTTGCAAGTTTCATTGTTCATAATGTTTTAATATTTATTATAAATAAATAATTTTAAATGTTAATCATTATCAATAATATTTTCTTCAATTATTTTTAATCTTTTATCATTGTTAATAATATGTATTTTTTGTATTTCAGATACTTTTATGGGAACCCATTTAGATTTTTCAGGATAAAATAAACATTCCACAATTATTTTATTTTTATTTAAAAACATATTTTTGCATTTTAATGTTGTGTTATAATCAGGTATGTATGCTATTCCAGACTTTTTTTTATAAATTTTATTATTTATTGAATATAAACCATATAAATAATATATATCTGGTATTTTATCATTTTTAATAACCTCAAAATTTAATACAATATTTTCATTATTTGAAATATCACTTAACTCAAATTTAATATTTTTTTTAATATTTTCTAAATTTAAATTATTATTTATATCTAACTTTGTTTCTCTTTTGATTATTTCTTTGTGTATATTATTTAATTCTTCCTTTGTACTATTATCATCTTGATTGTAAATATATATTAATTTAACAGATGATTTATTGGGATATAATACAATACCCTTTACATTTAATATATTTCCAAAATGTTTATGATAATGAGTAAATAATTCTTTTACTTGGTTTAATTCATAAACTGGTGTTATATTTAATTCAATATTATCTTTAACATTACTAATATAATTATTTTTTAAAAATAATGTTAAATTAAATATCTTGTTCTTATAATTATATGACAATAAATTCTTATTGCACAAATAAAACACATCAGTTATTATAATTTGCAATTTTTTATTATTATCATTATTTTTAAAATAATTTATCTTATTATTTGAAACATTTTTATTATTAACTCTATCAATTAAACAACAATCAAAAATTGTTACATCATACAATTTAATGTCAACTGAAATATTCACTTTAGTCATTCTAACATTGTTTAAATTATAATTATTGTTTCTACTTAAATAGGACCTGTCAAAACTTATACTTCTTCTATCAATTAAATAACAATGAAACTCATTATCTATTTTTAAAAATATTAAAAATGATGGTATTCCACCATAATTCGCTGATACATAATATTTTGAATTTTTAATATCTATAATATTATCACTGTTCTTTATTAACAAAAAACGATAATCTTTTACATCTATTTTATCATATAATTCATTAATAACTCTTTCTTTAATATTAATACTAATATCATCAAACTTAAAATTATTTTTTGAATTCATTATAGAAAATATAAATACTTATAATACAAATAAATCAATTTTTATTATAATATAAATAATTTTATTTAATATAGTTTAATTAAAAATATACACATTTAAAAACATAAACTTAAAATATATAATTTATTTATTTTATTTATTTATTTCTATTTTTATTTTTATATATGTGTATTATATATAAATAATGATGGATATCAATTTTAAATACTCTGTTATTGTAGCAGTTATCTCAGTTCTTGTTTATGTTGTGTTGGTCAAACTTCTTGAACCTTCTTTTAGAACTATGGAAAGTGTTGGTTCTGTCACTGATGTTTTTAGCACTCTTGAGTTCTACATGATTGTCAGTGTTTTCGTTGGTTACAACGTGAGCCAAAGATATTTGACTAATCTGTGAATAAAATAATTTTTTTGTGATAATATTTAATTATAATTTATAATAATTATAATTAATTTCTTTCTTCTGGTTTAATATATTCCATATTTAAGTGTTTAAATATATCAATTTCTGATTTAATTTTAATTTTTTTATTATTTTGTGTTAGTGAATATTCATTTAATTTCATATTTTTGGATTTAGCAGTATTTCGCATTTTTTGATTAAAACTACCACTTCCTGTAAAATGTAATAATCCTGTAAAAAAACTTTCTTCTGGAACAACAATAATATCAACTCTAATAATTGAGTTTAAATTAAAATCAGTTTTATAATTTTTTTTAAGAATATTTTTAAAACAAGCATATCCTTGATAATGGTTTTTATAATTAATTATTAAATCCCCAACTATAAAATTATTTAATAATTTTAATATCTTGCTCAAATATTTTTTACAGTGTTCTATTTTTTTAATATTTTTATGTGTTATTAAAATATCAACATCATGAGAATATTGCTTATTTCTTCTAAATGAACCACATAATACTATTAAATAATTGCTGTCAATATTATATACTAATTTTTGCAAATATACCTCAAATGATAATATTATTATATTTGGTATTCTGTCAGTAAAATTATCATAAAATTTTAAACTTAATTCTTGTTGATATGTTAATTTT